ATCTTGGTCTAAGTACAACTCAAAAAGACAGCCTCAGAGCCGAGTTGGTTAAGCTCTCGCAACGCCGCTCCGAACTTGTGAAAATGTACGCGCTACCGGTGTATCAGAGCGGCGGTCGTGGCGCAGCCGGTGGTGGCGCAGCCGGTGGTGGCGCAGCCGGTGGTGGCGCGGCCGGTGGTGGCGCAGCCGGTGGTGGCGCAGCCGGTGGTGGCGCAGCCGGTGGTGGCGCAGCCGGTGGTGGCGCAGCCGGTGGTGGCGCAGCCGGTGGTGGCGCGGCCGGTGGTGGCGCAGCACACGGGCAAGTAGTGCCGGGGAGTCCCGGAACTGCTGCTGCTGGAGCAGAAACACTTTAACTACCAAGAAGAGTGGATTCAGGGCACTAGTAATTCATATGGCCTGAATCCTATTATCTCTTCTCCGACCCAATTGTTTAACTGCGTCATCCGTGTCTGAATTGGCTCTAGCTCGTTGGCGGCATAGATCTGCGCCGCCTCCCGAATCGACCCAAACCCACCAGCGTTCTGCGGAACAATCCCCATCAACTGCGGCGGAATGCGCAGGCTGGCCAACACATCATCCCGCGTCTGATTCTTGATCGAGTTAAATTCGTCCTTCGCCGCCACCTCGCTGACGGGGATCAGTTGAATCCCATCCTTCTTCCCAGTCGGCGAGTACACGAACAGATTCCGGAAATTCCCCGGCCCCTTCGATTCCTTCAGCGCTTTACGCAACGCATCAATATCCGCCTCTGTCTGCGCCGCATCCGTCATGTACAAAATGAACCCCGCATGACTTCCATTCTCGTAATACTTGCGCCGAAACAACGTTGCCGACTCATTCAACAACGCCGACTGCAAAGCGCTGATCCACTCCGGCAGTCCATAAATCTCCTGGTGCAGATCCGCCTCACGCAGATGAAAAATACTGTCCGGCTCAAACGCGTGCTCATCCTTCCACCCGCGCACCTGATAGAACTGCCCATCAGGTCCGGCGCGCATGTACTTGGCCAACGGCGTTTCCAATTTGCGAACCCCGCCCAACCGCGAACGCCGCCCCTCAAAATAGCCATTGCCCAGACACAAAAAGTCCAAAGCAAACTGCTCAAACGAAGCCCGCGACAACAGCGGATGCGGGATAAACGTCTTGCTCAACAGGTTACGCTTGAACATCAACCCCGAATGCAAATGCACGCTCGCCCCCACCGACCGAGCCAGCCCATCCAGCGAAAGCGGCGGCTCATACCACCGCCCGTTGAACCAGCACTCCAGGTAATCGAAAACCTGCCGCCCACCCAGCACCGGCGTCGGCTCGCCGAAGGAAAACACCTGAGTTCCCGCGCCAGTGGCAGGTGTCGTCGCTGGCAATGTCTGGTCGGCCATTTGTTCGGTCATCAGTAAATCTCCATTCGCCCAGTGTTGGCAGTCGTCTGCCCCTCAAGCGGTTCGTGGTGCAATGCGTGAAAGAGCGCCCAGGCCAGGTCGGCGTGTCCGGTGTTGTCGTTGCGGCCGGCGGTGTAGGTGTACTGGCGTCCGCCGGCGGTGACGGTTTTGCGGATCGCCATCAGCGACTGGGCCATGTCGGTCCAGCCGGCATCAAATTCGAGCCGGCCCTTGTGGATCACGTCATAGGCCTTGAGTACCAGGCGGGTTTTGACTTCGGGCGAGTAGCTGAAGGTGGTCACTGACGGGAAGAACTGGCGAACCAGTTGGGCCACGCCGCTGCCCAGACCGGTCACGTCGATCCCGATGTAGGTCACCCAGTAGCGATTGCAGACGCTCTTGATGAATGCGGCCTGCGCCGCGAAGTCCATGCCCCGGAACTGGTGGCGTTCGAGGATGCGGAATTTGCCGCCCGGTACCAGCGGCGGCGCGACCACGACCATGCCGGAACAGTCGCCCGTCTCGGCAGGGTCATAACCAACCCACACCTGACGGTCGCCGAATGGCCGCATGGCGAAGGGCTTGTAGTCCTCGGCCCACTCGACCCAGCTATCCACCATGCAGGATTGCAACAAGGTCAGCGGAAAGATGCTCGCGCCGTCGTCAACGAATTCGCACATCAGCAGGTTGGCGAACGCCTCGGGGCTGTACTCGCGGCGCAGTTCCTCAATGTCGAACAGGTCACAACCGCCCCGCTCCGCGTCCAGGATCGTGACGATCTGCCGCCACAACCGATCCTCACAGAACCGGCCCTGCTGGAGCACGCCGTGGGACACGTCCACCTTCGTATGCTGCGCGGCGGGCTTGCCCTTGTTGAAGCGCTCGCCCGTCCAGAAGGTGTACGCCTCGTGGGCCATGCTCGACGGCGTGGAAAAGTAGGTCTTGCGCCACTTCTTGTGCATCGCCATGCCCGAGGCGACCTTATTCAGCTCTTCGAACTTGAACGTCCAGAAGAACTCATCGAAGTAGAAATTGCCGTGGTAGCCCTGTGCGGTACGCGCGTTGGTACCAAGGAAAAACAGCTCGGCGCCGTTGGGTAGAACGATGGGATCGCCAGTCAGCTCGACGCCGATCACCTCACGGCAGAACGCTTGAATGTAGCCCCGGAACAGATAGGCCTGGTTCTTTGAGGCCGACAGGAAAATCTGGTTGCGCCCGGTGTCCAGCGCATCGATGAACGCCTCGCGGGCGAAGTAGTAAGTCGCCCCGATCTGCCGGCTTTTGAGGATGACGCGTGTGCGCTGATTGCCGGCGCGGTACCAGTCCTTCTGATAGTCGAAACAGCCATCGATGAAAGCCTCACGCAACAGCTCGATCTGGTCTTCGTCAATCTCATTTTTGACGGCCTTTTTCTTCGGCTCGGCGTTGCGCTTGGCCAGATTCGGGTTGAGATCGGTTTCGGTACCGCCACCCTGAAAACGCTGGATTCGCGCCTGCCGCTCCAACTGCCGGTGCAGCAAATCAATCTCTTTGAAGTCGCCGCCGCTTTTCCCCTCCTTGAGGATCAACTGCACCAACCGCGCTTCCAGCGCCCCGCCGATGCGCTCGACATTGTCGGCCCGATCCCACCCGTCACGAGCCTTCCAGCTATGTAGCGTCTTTTCTTTTTCGCCCGTAGCCTCGGCGATCTCGCAGACACGCCACCCCATCCAGTAGAGGAACTTGGATTGGCGGCGGGGATCGATGGGCAGCAGTGCGGTCGTAGTCATGGCCGCGATGCTGCGGCCGCGGCAACTAAATCAAAAGTTGTAGCCCCTGTTAGCAGCGATAAAACAAACAGGAGCTGGGAACCTATCGGTGGCTTACCTCAGTGAGATCAACGACCGATAGGGAGCTACTTGGGGTTGAAACAAGCGTTGGTTATTCGTCATCCAAGTCGATAACACCCACGTTTGCTGTGTACTCTCCAGTACGGCCCACCACGCGATTCATCACCGCTGCCGGTGTCTCGGAACGGAAATTAACGACATGCCCAACGACCAAGCCGTCATCGGTGATCTCTTGGGACTCACTTTCCATCCACTGCTCTAATTCTTCGAGTGTAAGGCCAGTCATGTCAGCTAACATCTGCTCTAACGTTGACTCATATTCAATGGTTTCATCCGGGTAAAGCACACCATCGTATTTAGCAGGCAACAACGCAAACTCGCCCCACCCCAGATCTGTTATTGCCAAACCGATACCGCTCTCCACGATTGGGCCGTACATCAACAGGACCCTACCGACTGCAGTTTTATCAATACCATGCTCAACGGAGTCTTGAACCGACATTTTTAAATAGAAATCTTTGTAACCATTAGCTGAGTTGTACTCAACTTTAGTCATCTGCACATTCCAGGGTCTACCTTCACCCATTGCATATGACTCCGTTATTTTGCCATAGTAGAGTTTTGGAACTTCATTTACACCATCAACTTTGGACGCATCGGTTAATGCATCACTTAATAGCTGAGCATATTGAGCACCTGGCAAGAAATAATATTTATGATAGTTTTTATCAAAATTTCGACTCAACCCTCGCACAGTTGTTATTTGGCTAGGCACATTAACCTTTCCCCCATTGTGTCTTGGAATAGGGATCTCCGCTAGCTCGCCATCGATATCTTCAACCACAGGTCCATTGTATTCTTGCCCCGGAAGTTTGGGTGCAACTGGCCGCTCCTTCATAAATTCTTTTACAACTACCAGCAACCCGTCATCTATGGCTTGTTTTGCCTCCTCTTCATCAACGAAATTAAGCCCCTCACGTTTCTTGACTCTTAGGCCACAGGGCAATCTGCGTTTTCGACTATGAGCGAAATATGCGGGTCTTCCGTTCGCATCATTTTTCCCGTCACTGGGCGATATAAACAGTTCAACGCAGCATTCCGGACAAAAAATTTCGCCTTTCATTTCATTTTGATATTCGGAAGTCAAAATTGCTTTAGCGTTTGCTCGCAAAACAGTTTTGCTGCCAGTCTCAAATCTCCACGTAGGAAGAAAGTAGGCAAATTTGATTCGATTATTGTTCAAGACTTCTTCTGCCATCACACAATTCCTATTTGTTATCAAGCTGATTAACGGGTGTGGATCCAATCCACTGCCGATAATGGCATGAAGCCATGCACTTCAAAACCCTTGTTCCGGCGGGATGTACTATCCAACCAGACAGATTCAGGTGGTTGCCTTGGATCTCGCGCGTCACGACCATGCTTCTCATCGCAACGCACTGCTCAAAGAACAGCAGGTGCCCCACGCAATGAGAATCACCACCATGAAGAAATCCCGCAGCAACTGGTTCCGCGTCGCCGTAGAGGGCGCTACCTCGGACAAGCGCACCATCAAACGCAACTGGCTGGAACAGGCGGCGAAGAACTTCAACCCATCCACTTACGGCGCACGGATCTGGCTTGAGCATTTCCGCAGCTTGCTACCCGACAGCCCATTCAAGGCCTATGGCGATGTATTGGCGGTGAAAACCGAAGAAGTAGACATCAACGGCCAAAAGAAACTGGCGTTGTTCGCCCAAGTCGAGCCGACGGCTGACCTGATCGCCATGAACAAAGCAAAACAGAAGATTTACACCTCAATCGAAATCGACGACAGCTTCGCCGATACCGGTGAGGCGTACATCGTGGGTCTCGGTGTGACTGACTCACCGGCCAGCCTTGGCACCGACGTGTTGTCGTTCTCAGCCCAGAAACCAGACGTCAGCCCGTTCAAGGACCGCCACTACTCCGCGACATCAATGTTCACCGAGGCGCTGGAAACAGAGCTAACGTTCGAGGAATTCGAAGAAAAACCGAGCATCGGCGCTCACCTACTCAGCACGGTGAGAAACCTGCTCGGCGGCAAGCAGAGCAAGGATGACAACGAGTTCGCTCACATCAGCCAAGCAGTCGAAACCGTCGCCGAACACGTCAAGGATCTGCCCGCACAATTGGCAGCTGCGAAGAAGTTTTCGACAAGCCTGCAGAACCGGCTGGATCAACTGAGCAAAGACTTCACCGAACTGAAAACCCAACTTTCCACCACCCAGGATCCCAACCAGAAAACGCGCCCTCCGGTAACCGGCGGCGACAACTCGGTAGTGACTGACTGCTGAAAGTCAGCCCCGCATAACCAAGGACGACCATCATGCGCAACGACACACGCGTTCTCTTTAATGCGTACCTGCAACAGCTCGCCCAACTGCACGGCGTGAGCGACGTCACCACCAAATTCACCGCTGCACCGAGCGTTGCCCAAACGCTCGAAACCCGCATTCAGGAATCAAGCGCGTTCCTCACCTCGATCAACATCTACGGCGTATCTGAGCAGTCTGGCGAGAAGATCGGCATCGGTATCGACGGCACCATTGCCAGCACCACCGATACCACCGTCAAGGATCGCGAACCCCGCGACCCGAGCAGTCTGGACAACTGCGGGTACACCTGCACCCAAACCAACTTTGACACCGGTCTGCGATACCAGAAGCTGGATCAATGGGCGAAATTCAAAGACTTTCAGGCGCGCATCCGTGACGCGATCATCAAAGTTCAGGCGCTCAACCGGATCATGATCGGCTGGAACGGCACCAGCCGCGCCGCCACCTCAAACCCGACCACCAACCCGCTGTTGCAGGACGTCAACATCGGCTGGCTGCAAAAAATGCGCATTGAAAACGAAGCCCGCGTCATGGCCGAAGTTGTGGCAGGCAGTGGCAAGATCGAAATCGGCGCCGGCAAGGACTTCGAAAACATCGACGCCTTGGTTGTCAGCATGGTCAACGAGTTCATCGACCCTTGGTATCAGGAAGACACCGATCTGGTGGTCATCTGCGGCCGCCAACTATTGGCCGACAAATACTTCCCGATCATCAACAAGACTCACGCGCCGACCGAAATGCTCGCTGCTGATATCGTCACCAGCCAAAAGCGATTGGGCAATCTGCCGGCTGTGCGCGTACCGCACTTCCCGGCCAACGGCTTGCTGGTGACTCGCCTCGATAACCTGTCGATCTACTGGCAAGAAGGGACCCGCCGCCGCACCGTCGTTGACAACGCCAAACGCGACCGCATCGAGAACTTCGAATCGGTTAACGAAAGCTACGTGATCGAAGACCTTGGCTGTGCAGCCATGGCTGAAAACATCACCCTGAGCTGAGGCGGACACCATGACCAACCCCTGCCGTCGCCATTTTGTTCGTGTCAGTGCCGCCATCGAAGCGGCAGCGGCCAATCCCACTCAAACCATGGCCGGCGCCACAGCCTACGAGCATCAGCTCAATCAACTGCTGCAAGACCGTCTGCGCCTGAAACAGGTGCAATCAAACCAGGGCAAAGCCGAACTCAAGCGTCAGTTGCTGCCCGATTACATCCCTTACGTGCAAGGCGT